CTCATAAGAAACAAAACAATAGAAGCAGTCAGACCACCCACCATAGCTGCAGTCATGCCACTGTAAGTGCCATAGAATGCAATCATAAGCGTGCCAGTAATCATGATATCTACAAAAATATCATGGCCAATAGCTTTTTTGCCGCCTGCTTTAAGCGCTAGCAACAGTAGCCCGAGCGCGCTGAATATTCCGATTGTTAGCATTGTGCCTCCCTTTCCACATTAGATAAGCCATGTACGCAAATTGAATTAGCTCAATAAGAATCCATAGCGCCGTTGTTACACTTGATACGATACTAGCTGGCATACTCAAACCTCCATAATAAATAACCCATACTAGCTAGCACAACTGCTAGTAGCATGAATGTTAAAATATGTTGTAAGAGCATAGCCATAGCAAATAGACCAAGTAATCCTACAACTCCACGTATTGCATACTTGTTAATAACTCCAAGCATGTGTTTAGTTCGTTTTGATAATTTCACCATATGGTGCCTCCGTTGAATAATTAGATACCCACACAACTGGAAAGTGTGGTTCGGTACCAAAATCATTTGCCTCAAGATCTGTAAGATAAATAAGACAAGAGATATTGGGATGTTTGTTTGCCATTTCTGCAATGGCTGGCCCAAACCTAGTACCACCACGACCTTGCATAGTAACTTTCAAAGGCAACGATTCACGAGTGAATGTCTCTTCAGCAGTTACTTCAGTATCGGCTTGCATAAAATGTACATTGTCGACGTTAGCATCAATCAACATAGCTGATATTTCACTAAGGTCTTGATTAAGTTCTTCGTCAGTACGTGAACCTGAAGTATCAGTAATGACACCAATCTCTTCAATAGATGGTGCATACATACTAGGTAGATACAAACCTTGACCAATAAACCTACGATTAGGTTTCTGCCAACTGTAGTCAGATTTGTTGTTGTTACGTAAAAATCTAGCCAAACGTTCTTTCCAGTTAACTTTTGGTTCAACTAAATCACCAAGCAAAGCTTCCAAACTACCTGGCAACTTACCTGCGGCTTTAGCTGCTTCAGCAGCTTGTTTTATTGCTACTCGCATATCAGCTTCAAACTCACCAGGATTTTTGTTGATAGCTGATGACTCTTGTACACAATTACCAAATGATTCTTTACCATCTTCACCACCTCCTTGCGGTTGTGAATCTGGATTCTCTTGAAGATTGCGATAGACTTCATCAGTTGTCATATCAGCATACTTGTCATCAAGTAAATCAGTTGGTGGCAATTGTAATCCTGCATCACGAACCACAAGATTGATTACATAGTCACCAGCTACGTTCCATAGATAATGATCACGTTCATTCAAACGTGCCATATGCATAAATACTACATGCATAACTTCATGAGCAAGCAAACCAATACGTTGTTGGTCAGTCATGTTCAAGAAGAACTTTGGATTGTAAAGCAAACGTTTACCGTCAGTACCTGCAGTAGGTATGTCTTCTGTTTCAATTGGTGTCAAACGTAAACACAACGTACCAAAGAAAGGTTGTTTCAATAGTAGTTGTGCTCTAGCACGAGTGAACTCAGGAATCATCATCATCTCCTAGTAGTTGTGAACCAAGAATTACGTTGTTAAATGCAGCAGCATTTTGTTCAACATACTGTGCTTGGTCTTGTTGTTTTTTCTTACGCTCCGTTTTCTTGTGAATCGTAACCATTTTGTTTGGCGCCACCTTTTCTACTATGTTACCAAGTTGGGGCCAAGCTTTCAGTGCTTGATTGAGTGTTTGAAAACGATCAAGCATATCAAAAAAGTCAGCTGTTTTATCAGCAAGCGTACGGTCGTATTCAGCTTCTTTATTGTAAGCAGTATAAACTTTTTTAGTCAGTTCATGATCTGCTGCTTTACTAAGATTCATAGCAGAAGCACCGTATCTATCGCCAACAAACCTACCTTCAAAAGGTAAATCTATATTAACCTGATGCAGAGTTGTTCCACTCTCTGGATCAAGCACATACCTTTGAGTATAATCTTTAAGACTGTAATCTATGTCTTTACCATCTTGACGATAGTCTTTACGCTCTTTGTGATACTCAGGTACTTCAATAACAGCTTTTACAAAAGACTCTTTGTTAAAGACACTTTTAATATGTTCTTTAACATCCCACACTACACCATCTGTACTAACGTCTCGCACTTCTTCAAACGTTGCTCTTACCTTTTCATACAAAGGTTTAGCAAACGTATCATAAAGCTCAACGCCCAACTCTTCTTGATTGTTGACAGAAGGCCTAGGATTGATATTTCTGTAGTCTTTTACAAACTGCTCACACAATTGTTTGAGTAGTTCATTAGACATTCTAACTGTAGCCATAATTTTCTCCGTGATTGTTACAATACAACATTAGAATTCTTTTGAATCCAAGCATTGATTGTAGGGTGTTGTATAAAGTTTCGATCAAGAGCAAGAATACCTTTGACCAAAACCACCTGAAACTCAACAGGCAATTTAGCTGTAAGCTTCATAATGTTTTCCATTTTGTCGTCTTGAGCTCGTGCTGAAACTGCACCAGTCAAAGCATACAAAACAGCTGGATCGTCCGTCGGCATGTACGTTGTAGGATTTTTGATCAAGTTATCAATATCTGGTAACTTGCTTGCTACTTTTGCAAATGCCAAGAACTCACCGGCTGGCCCGTCACCGACTGCAGCGGCTATGCCGTAAAACATCCTGTCTGCATGAATATCATCTGTAAGCCCCAAACGCTTATCGACGAATGACCAACTTCGAGGAGTAGGAAAAGCGTACTCATCAGCTTTGAAGCTGTACAGAAGATTTGGTCGGTAACGCATGAATGATACCAGCGTTGTGTGTATCTCATTTTTCAATGCCCAGTCACACCAAACATCTAAGTTTGGTTCTAGGTCATAGTGCATCAACCTGTTACACACAGGCTTCGGCATTTGATACACAGCAGCACCGTCAGTAAGACGATTACCAGCTGATACCACTGACCAACCGTCAGGCATAGTATAGTTACCAACCTGACGAGTTAGTAGTAACTGTAGAAATGCATTCTGCGTTGCTGGTGGAGCAGTCGGTAATTCATCAATCATGAATATGCCACGCTCACCATCGCGTTCTACAGTTGGAAAAATATCTGGTGCTGCCCATGATGTTTGATCACCGTGCACTGCATCAGATGTAATGTGTGGAATACCACGCACATCGACTGGGTCGAATAAGTTAGCACGAAAATCTAGTAGTTTAACTCCCAGATCATCTGCCACTTGTTGTGGTATCTCTGACTTACCAATGCCTGGCCCACCCCAGATCATGGTATTAAGATTGACACGCATATTGTCACGTATCTCTTGCTTGAGCGTATTAGCATCAAGCGTTACTTGTTGTGTATTTGACATAATTACTCCTCTATCAAATTTATTGTTGTTCAATAGGTTCGATGTCTCGTATCGCGACTTCGCCTTTACGAATCATCTCACCCAACCTTTGGGTCGCAAGCTTCCCATAATCTACATTTTCGGTATCTACTGGAAATGGAGCATCAAACTCCACTACAATAGTATGCTGTGAAAACATATCCAAAAAAGTAGCTCTGAATAATCTAGTAGTCATGTGACCTCCTAATTTATTAAATACACCTAGATAACTAGGAAACAGTTTTTGTATTATTTTCATATTTTGACTCCCAAAATTTTAATATTACCTGTCGTATGCGAAGGTACGGCGTTCCAACGACGTACGAGCACAACGTACCACGGCCCACGTGCGAAGGTACAAAACCCGTAGGGCGGTCTTGACGCACGAAGGTGCGAGAAAGACGGGCCCGGAGGCTTTTGTACGAGCACACCTAACTGCAGTTAAAAAAACAAGTGCCTAGTTAGGAATAATCTAACTAGGACTTGCAATAAGTGCCTGTTGAGAAGAATCGAGAGGGGAAAATCTCAACAGGACTTGTAATAAGTGCCTACCAAGTAATCGAAACATTAACTTGGTAGGGCTTGTATTTAGATACTAAGCACCATCTACAATACTCTTCATGTGAGCAGTGCTTTCAGTGTTCATATCTTGCTTGACCTTGCCAGAAGCGTCAGCATGCTGATTGTAATTGTACTCAGCAAGTCTTTGCAATCTGTCTTGGACAGCTTTCTCAACACGAAATCTTTCAATCTCAATGTTACGCAAGCCAAAGTCATGACCAATATTGTCAAGCGATGACGCTAGCAATCTAGCCTTACGACCAAGTTGCAACATCTTCTCTTCACGCTGGATCAACCAGTCGGGGATATCTTCCGCAACTGTAATTGATGACATAGCGTCTTGATATTCGTAGCAAATGCTAGCGAACTCTGACCATGTTCTAGTACAAAGCTGTAGAAAGTTAAGACCAGTTGATTGTGGGTCAACTTCCAACAACACTCTTTGACCATCAATGATTTGATTGCATTGTGAATCGAAGTACTTTTCTTCGTCTTCACGCTTCTCTTCATTGTAAGTCATCGGCGTACCGAACTTAGCATCAAAAACTTTCATAATGCCATCTGCAACAGCTTTGTTGAAGACTGGTTTACCAAAGTCATTTAGTGCATGCTTACGAAAGTACCAATCTGGTAGCTGTATGTTTGCTTGCACCGCACGTGTCTCAGCACCTTCGGGATCACCGTTGGTATCTGGGATGTATGCACTTTCTGGTGTGTCGTTTCCGACCACCAACTCAGGGCCGACCTCTTGGTCAGCGGGATCAAAATGATCTGCCATAATTTACTCCTATAGTAGTAATGGTTAATGTTTCGTATCTACTCATGTAAATACACCTATTCAAGTAGCTTTTTTATTTAACTGCTTTGAATTCTTTGACTCCTCTTGAATGATCCTATCAAGTCTAGCTTGACTCTCTTGAGTATAAGGCTCATCAGGTAATCTATCTATGTAAAACATAATTGTTTCTTTCATAATACTCTCCATATTAGTGGTTAATTACACCCAACTAACTAAGATTGAACGAGCCGAGCGGCTGCGAGCGAGTGTTTGTGGTACACCCCGGTACACCCTAAGTTATTGATTTGATTGACAAATGCTATAAAGGTGTACCAGCACAAAAATGCTAGTGGTACACCCGAAAGCCGTGCGGTAGCTGTGTTTCGTGGTAGGTGTACCATTTGTACCGGTTAAATCTTAGTTTAAACCACGATTTAATAACTACGGTCCACGGTCTATTACTAAAGCTAACGCAAATCCTGTGGTACATCTGGTACAAACAACACTTTTTTGAAAAAAGGTCAGTAAAAATAAGGGTTTCCGGTGTACCGGTACGCTGTAAAACAGCTGGTACAAAGGTGGTACACCCGGTACACCTTGGACATTCGTATAATACTCATAGACAGTTGTCCACTACTCGTGAAGTCCACATCACTTACGTGATGATAGTAGTATTATACACCGATGATAGTAGTTGGCACACTCTGATACAAGAACAAAAAAAGAAACATGAAGCCTAGGAACTGTATCCCAAGCTTCACGTTTATTTATTAGTTATCTTCTAACAAATCAAACAATGTCATTAAAGCGCATACTAAAAGACTAGCTAAAAGTCCTGCCATAAAGACAACTATTACATCTAGTCTAGTAATATATGTTGATAACATCATTGTTTCCATTTGAAACCAAGCAAATGCTACAGAGAGTACAATACCCATTGAGCTTAACACTATACAAAAGAAGTAAATCATGTCTCACCTCCCATCTCATCTGGATGAAAGAGATAATGAAACTCATCTTTGAACAATTCCCAAGAACCTTCTGGATTCTGTTCCATGTATTTCTCAAACATGTCTTGTCTGACATCTTCAAGAGCTTGAGTAGCATCTACTGGTTGACTAACTGACCCAGGGTCTTCCGACCCTGAGCGTTCCTCTTTCTTGGAGAGAGAGTTACCTTCCTTGATCCCATCTAGAGCTGTATCAAGAGCTCTGTTAGCTAGACCAAGACCAAAACCAAGACCGACAAAACCAAGCTTGACTGCTTTCGAAGCCATGCTAGTTGTATCTTTAACGACCTTAGTTACAGTATATTTATTCTTTGTCATTACTCTCTCCATTAGTTTCATTAAACACAAACAAGGGTTCAATCTCCCCCTCGCTTGTAGCCTTGGGCATAAAGTCTAGATGTAACGTAGTCTTACCATCAGCGCCAACTACTTGACGACCAATTGCAGGCCAACGATTCTTAGTTACTTCATTACCATTTTCGTCAGTGGTTTTAAATGAACGACGAACTTTCATTGTATTTACTTTACTCATAATATCTCCAAGTAAAAATTAAAATTGCCTGAGCAGTTACCTACCCAGATTCAATTAGCTAGCTAAGATTAACAGCGGACTTGCGGAGCAATGACGCGACAGCCGAGCAGAGCGAGGGTGCAAATAACAAACAAGGTTCCAAGCGCATAAATTAGAAACAAGGTTCCAAAACCAAAAACAGGGAAGGGGGTAGGCACAGAGTGATAGTAGTAAACCCTGAGTGAGCGGTATATACAAAATATTTTTTAAAAAAATTTACCCTAAAAAATTTCACAAAAAAATTTTTACCCTATATAGTGACTAAGCATGAGCACAAAGAAATGTGCGGGTTGCAAAAAAAGTCTCCCCAAAAGTCAATTTAAGTCATCTAATGCTAAAGGAGTTTTCTACCGAACGGTTTGTATTTCATGTCGAACTATTGAAAGAAACAAAAGTAAAAGTAAATCTCCAGAAGCATATTTAAGAAGTTTGTATCACCATTTAAAATATTCTAGAACTAAAAATAACAAAGAGGTAGTTTGGGCTATTGAACCAGAAGATTTAGTTTTGATTTGGGAAAAACAAGGAGGTAAGTGTGCGCTTACTAATTTAAATATGACTTATCATAAAGATGGACAAGGTAAAAAAGATTTGAATGCTTCAATTGATAGAATAGACCCACAAATTTGGTATTTACCGAGCAATATTCAACTAGTTTGTAGTCGAGTAAATATATTGAAACATAGTTTATCTGAAGACTTATTGTACTGGTGGTGTAAAAATATAGTAGAATTCAAAGAAAATGACTGATAAAGAAAACTTTGAACAAGAAAGGGCCGAGCTTCAGTCTCATTATCCTTACGCAGATGTAAAATTAAATGAGCTAAGTGTTCAAGAAGAACGCCTCATTTTGTTTCACCTTCGTGGTATGTCCAAAGCAGCCGCAGGTCGTGCAGCTGGGTATAGAGATAATGAGCACGTTTATAAAGTATTTAAAAAACCAGCTATACAGAAGATGGTGGCCAAGATGCGTGATGAGTTCAAAGAAGAAATTAAGTTTGATAAACAACAAGCTACTTCTATGTACTTAGAAGCCCACCGTAAATCAGCAACCGCGACCGAAGAAAAGGTTATCACTGATTCATTGTGCAAGCTCCACGGTCTATTTGCACCAGAACATGC